AATGGCATGAGTGTTGGTCCGATGACCATTAATACGGGCATTTCAGTTACGGTAGCTTCCGGCCAACGCTGGGTCGTACTATAAGAGGATAAGAGATGAGTTCAATTTCAGCAGGTACATCAGCAGGCACCGCGCTAGTTAGCACTGGCGATACTACGGGCGCGTTGGTATTTAAGACGGGCGCTAGTGCTACTACGGCGTTGACTCTGAGCACTACGCAAACTGCTACGTTTGCTGGGGCTGTAATTAATCCGACGATTACCGATTACGTTGAGACACCATTTTCTGCGAATACCAGCACAGCGATTACAATAGACCTTGCAAACGGCACAGTACAGATTCTGACATTGACAGGAAATTGCGTATATACATTCCCAACACCAGTGGCCGGTAAGAGCTTTATGTTAATACAAAAACAAGATGCAATAGGCTCTCGCACAGTTACATGGCCTGCTTCGGTTGATTGGCCTAGTGCAACTGCACCGACGCTGACAGCTACGGCATCTAAGGCTGACAAGTTTGTGTTTACAGCTATTGATGGCTCAAACTGGCTCGGAAGTGTGGCTGGACAGAACTACACTGTCTAAGGAATATAAATGTTCAGTTCAAATACTTCTGGGGCTACTGGTGGGCCTAAAGCGTTAGCGGTAGCGCATGCTACATCCCCATTCATTACTGTTTATAGTTGGGGCGCAAGTGGGTTTAGAGGAACTTACAGCAATCCAGCTACATTGCCTACTTCTGCTGCAAATGGTGTAGCCTTTAGTCCTGATAATTCTGCTATTGCAGTAGCACACAATAATGCACCGCATATTTCAGTTTATCCTTGGAGTAGTTCTGGATTTGGCGCTAGGTATTCCAATCCAGCTACAACGCCTACAGCTAATGGACAACAAGTAGCATTTAGTCCTGATGGTTTAAATATTGCCGTAGCACATCTTACAACGCCATTTATTTCAGCCTACCCTTGGTCTGGCAGTGGCTTTGGAACAAAATATGCAAATCCAGCTACTTTGCCTGCGGGTAGTGGAAACGGTGTCGCATTTAGTCCTGATGGTTTAAATATAGCAGTCGCACACACCACATCACCAAATATATCAGCCTATCCTTGGTCTGGCTCTGGCTTTGGGACTAAGTATGCAAATCCAGCTACTTTGCCTGCGGGTACTGGACAACAAGTAGCATTTAGTCCTGATGGTTTAACTATAGCAATAGCTCACGCCACAACGCCATTTATTTCAGCCTACCCTTGGAGTGGTTCTGGTTTTGGAACTAAATACAGTAATCCAGCTACATTACCAGCCAGTACTGCAAATGGTGTAGCCTTTAGTCCTGATGGTTTAAACATTGCAGTAGCTCACGGTAGTACGCCATTTATTTCAGCCTACCCTTGGAGTGGTTCTGGGTTTGGAACTAAATATGCTGACCCTGCTACATTACCCGGTGGTCAAGGATATGATGTGGCTTTTAGTCCTGATGGTTTAAATATTGCATTAGCATTTAATAGTGCATCACCATATATTTTTGTTTACCCGTGGAGTGCATCAGGTTTTGGTACTAAGTATGCTAACCCAGTCGTACCACCTCCTGATAATGGATTTGGCGTAGCATGGAGTACAGTGGGCGATGTAAAGTATCAGCAGGTTATTGCAGTAGCTCACGATCAAACACCATATATTTCTGCTTACCCTTGGAGTGGTAATGGATTCGGAACTAAGTATACTAATGCCGCTACATTGGTCGGTAGTGGTGGATATAGCGTAGCTTTTACCTCAGACAGTTTAACAATTGCAGTAGCAACGGGTGGAACTCCTTATATTTCAGCGTACCCTTGGTCGAGTTCAGGTTTTGGAACCAAATATTCAAACCCTGCTACATTGCCTACTGGTTTCGCATATGGCGTAGCTTTCAGTCCTAATGGTTTAAACATTGCAGTAGCACACACTGTAACACCATATATTTCGGCTTATCCTTGGTCGGGTTCTGGGTTTGGAACCAAATATTCAAACCCTGCTACATTGCCTACTGGCGATGGACGAAGTGTAGCATTTAGTCCCGATGGATTAAATATAGCAGTAGCACACCTTACAACACCATTTATAACAGCCTATCCTTGGAGTGGAAGTGGATTTGGAACTAAGTATGCTAATCCATCTACGTTGCCTACTGGTACTGCATATGGCGTAGCATTTAGTCCTGATGGTTTAAACATTGCAGTATCTCATGATTCATCACCGCGCATATCAGTTTACCCTTGGAGCGCAGGATTTGGTACTAAGTACTCAGACCCTGCCTCATTACCCGCAGGTCAGGGAAACGGCGTAGCCTTTAGTCCTGATGGCTTAAACATAGCATTAGCAATGATTGCAACACCATACATAACAGCTTATCCTTGGTCGGGTTCTAGTTTTGGTACTAAATATGCTAATCCAGCTACGTTACCTACAGGTGTTGGATTTGGCGTAGCATTTAGCCCAGACAGTTTAGCTATAGCTGTGGCACATAATTCCTCACCTCATATTTCAGCATACCCTTGGAGTGGCAGTGGCTTTGGAACCAAATATGCAAACCCAGCTACATTGCCACCAAATGCTGGAAACGGCGTAGCATTCACACAAATAATCTCTTAATAACAAAGGAAAACCATGACAGATAAAACAGTTGAAGCTCCTAAAACCCGTGAGGAAATCTTGGCAATGTCGCTTGAGGCTCGTGAAGCAGAGGTAATGAATTACCAGATCAATATTGACAACTACGCTATTGCGTTAGAAGAAATTGGTAACTTACCGCCAGATGAGCGCACTGAGCTTTCAGCTTTTACAGACCAACTTCGCACACTTTTGACTAGCGAGAAACTAGAGCAGAAGAAAGCCAAGATTATGCTTTCAGTTATTAAAAAACAAGTGGGGTAAGTTATGCACGCACTTATTGAAAACGGTACGGTAAAGCAGTACCCCTATAGTTTAAGCGATATAAAAATTGCTAATCTAAATACCAGTTTTCCAAGCACTATCAGTGACGCATCAATGGCTGAATACGGTGCAATGCGGGTGTTCAATACGACCCCACCAGAACTAACTGACACTCAGGTGCTAGAGGAAGATACGCCTGTCTTTAGTAATGAAGACCAGCGTTGGACTCAAGTGTGGCGAGTGCGCGACATGACCACTGAAGAAGTGCAACAGCGTAATGACGCTAAAGAATTAGAAGTTCGCACAACAAGAAATGAAAAATTGGCCGAATCAGATTGGACACAGATTGCTGATAGCACTGCGGATAAAACTGTCTGGGCCACGTACCGTCAGGCGTTACGAGACATTACCTCGCAAGACGGCTTTCCTTGGGCTGTTATTTGGCCTACGCAACCGGAGTAAACGATGTCTACAACTATTGACGGTACAGCGGGGGTTACATTCCCAAATGCTAGTGTGCAAGCAGCGGCTGCTTACCCTTCTGATTTTCAAGAATTTACAGCATCTGGTACGTGGACTAAGCCATCTACGGCAACATTCGTTATGGTTGAATGTTTAGGCGGTGGAGCTGGTGGCGGTAGTGGGGCTATAAACAGCACAACAAACGATAGAGGCCCCGGCACTGCGGGTGGGGGTGGCGCGTATGTTTATAGATTATTTAGTGCAAGCGAACTTACGTCTACCGTAACGGTTACCGTTGGTGCCGGGGGGGCCGGAGGGGCAGCGCAAACCACACCCTTAACCGCCGGTAACGCTGGCGCAGATGGCGGCGATACTACTTTTGGCACTTATTTAACAGGTTATGGCGGAGAGAACGGTAACGCGGGTAATCTTAGTTGGGGTACCACTAGTGGTGGTTCTGGTGGCGGTGCGTTAGGCCAAAATAACGCTCCTCGTTCGCAAAACGGCGCAACAATCAGCTTTGGCCAGTTTGGCGGTGGTCAGGGCGGCAGTGCCGCTACCGCAGGGGCATCAGGTTTTGGCGGTGGCGGAGGAGGGGGTACTAACGCTACTTTAATTTATGCTGGCGGATCATCGTATCAAGGCGGCGGCGGTGGTGGGTGCGGCGGCGGCATTACTACCGCCAATGTTTCTATCGCAGGGGCTGCTGGTGGTGGTACTTCTGGGGCTAGTGGTACTGGGGGAGCGGCAGGGGCTGCTGCTGCCACATCTACAAGTGCAGGGTCGGCGGGTGCGGACGGGGTTACTGAGCGATTTGGCGGTGGTGGTGGTGGTGCTGGCGGTGGTGTATCCGGTGCTGGTGGCGCTGGCGGTGCTGGCGGCCTTGCTGCTGGCGGTGGCGGTGGTGGAGCCTCTACTCTTGGGAACTCAGGTGCAGGCGGTGCAGGCGGTGCTGGTCGTGTTCGTGTTTATAGCTGGTAAGGAGATAGCATGATCTACGCAAAAATAGAAAACGGTGTAATTACAAACATAGTAGTTGCTGGCGCAGAATTCGCGGCAGAACACGGCCTTGTTGAGTTCCCTACGTATATTGGCGACAAAGCGGTAGGCATTGGTTGGAAATATAATGGCACAAACTTTACTGAGCCTGACTTAGTTGTAGAGCCAGTAGTTACCACCCCCACTAAAGAACAACTGATGGCGCAACTAGCTGCGTTATCTGCACAAATACAAGCACTGGAGTAACACATGGCTACGATTCTAAATGCAGACACAGTAGTAGGTGGGGCAGTCCTTACGGGTGATGGCTCAGGTACGCTTGCACTACAGGCGGGCGGGGTAACGGGGCTAACTGTTAGCTCTGGTGGCGCGGTGGCGTTTAGCAATGCTATAAGCGGTAATTTATTTTACCCAACGACAGTAGCTACTAATGCGACTATAACTTCTGCTAGTGTCAATAAATCGCTAAACTATTCTGTTGGTGGGTTTACCGTAACCTTTGCTGCGGCGAATACGTTTAATCCCGGAAGTCAGTTTGTAATTGTAAATAATTCGGCGTCTAACATAACTTTTGCAGCTTCTGGGTCAAACACCATAGACGGGTTTTCCCAAATAACTGCATACCCGGGTGATTTTATTTTAATGCTGTGTACGGGCGTTAGTTTTAGCACACTTAATCACGCCAGTAATGGGACATTTACTTTTACTGCTGCTGGCACTTTGTATGTACCAAAATCAGTAGCGTCTGTAGTAGTAAGGGCAATTGGTGGTGGTGGTGGTGGTGGTGGTGGTAATGGTAGTGTGTCTGTTACAAGAGCAATGGGTGGTGGTGGTGGTGGCGGTGGTGGTGGGGCTGTTGTAACCCTAGCGACGCCGGGTCCGGGTACCGCCACTATTACGGTGGGCTTGGGAGGCACTGCCGGGGCAGTAGCTACTGCTGGTGGTAACGGAGGAACTTCTTCTTTTGTTTTAGGGTCGCTAACTTATAGCGGCACGGGCGGCACGGGCGGCACGCGAGGCCAGACAAACAGTGAGGGAACAGCGGCTGCTGGCGGTACTGGCACGGGAACCGGTGTTACTGCCTACGCTGGTGGATTAGGCGGGTACGCGGGATATAGCCCAAGTAATAAAGCGGCAGGTGGGGTAGCTACAGCGTATTCTGGGGCGGGTGGTGGTGGAGGGGCATTCCATGATGGGACTGCTACACAACTAGCTGGTTCTCTTGGCGGGGCGGCAACCTTACCTTATGGAGGCAGTGGAGGCAATGGATCGCAAACATCTACAGGTACAGGTTTACCCGGCGCTGTTTATGGCGGTGGTGGTGGTGGCGGAACATCGCGGTACAACAACGCTTCTGGAACCGTTGGTGCCGCAGGGGCGGCAGGTATAGTAATTGTTCAATTTATTACGTAAATAAAAATGTATGGACCCAATAACAATCGGTGCGGCATTTGCAGTAGCCAAAGCGGCTGTTGCTGGGGTTAAGGAAGCTATTGCGCTAGGTAAGGAAGTGCAGGAGTGCTACCACGACATTAGCGCATTCTTCACGGCGCAGGGTGAGATTCAAGCGGCGGTAGTCCAGCAAGAGCATGACAAGAAGTTAGGTAAGCCGGTACAGAAAGACGCTACTTCCGAGGCGCTTGATGCAATGTTCGCCAGCAGGCAACTGTTCAAAATGGAAGTCGAGTTACGTGAAGCATTGATTTACGGCAGCGGTAACGAGTCTGGGTTGTATGAAGAGATGTGCCAGCGTCGGGATGCCATCATTCAAGATCGTAGAGATGCAATAGAGGAAGAGGCTAGGCTGGAGCGTATGCGCCTGCGGGCGATTGAGCGCAAGAAAGAGCAGCGTATCCAGAATATCCAAGAATGGTTGGCGGTAGTGTTTGGCGTGTCAATCAGTAGCTTTATCATGTACGCAGTCTGGTGGATGTTCAAAAACGGGGGCAAAGATTAATGCTGACACTTCTTTCAACTTTAATAAGCTTCCTGATGGGCGGCTTACCTAAAATCCTTGATTTCTTCCAAGATCGCGCAGATAAGGGGCATGAGTTAAAGTTAGCACAAATGCAAACTGAGCGTGAGCTACAACTGGCTGCTGCTGGTTTTGCTGCTCAAGCTAAGATCGAAGAAATCAAGCTAGATGAGATCAAAATACAGTCAGACGCAGACACTCAGCAAACCTTAATGGGTGCGCAGCGGGCTGAGATGCAGGCAATCTATGCTCACGATATGAGCCTAAACGAGGGAACAAGCGTCTGGATGAAGAACCTCCGCGCGGGCGTAAGGCCTATTATTACGTTTGGTTTCTTCTTCCTGCTTGTGGCCATTGACGTTGGTCTTTATATCCACGGAATTAACAATAATGTATCGTTTAATATCCTTGCAGACCAGCTTTGGGATGACGAGACTCAGGCTCTGTTTGCTTCAATAATCGCTTTTCATTTCGGTGGGAGGGCATTTGGCAAATGAACGTCAGCCCCAAATGCCTGAAGATGATTCGACATCACGAAGGAATAAAACTTCGTCCTTACCGTTGTCCGGCTCTTTTGTGGACATGCCTTGTTGGGCATGTGTGCGATCCGAACCACGCAAGAGTTCCTCTGGAGCAGCGGAAATCCCTCCCGATTCCGGAAGGTTGGAATAGGCAATTTACAATACAAGAAGCAGATGCCATACTTGCTAAAGATCTTGAGCGTTTTATCCGAGGCGTATCCAAGTATTGTCCTATTATTACTTCTCAAGGGCAGCTTGATGCATTGGTTAGCTTCAGCTTCAACCTAGGATTAGGTACGCTACAACGAAGCACGCTTAGACAGAAGCACAATCGCGGGGACTATGACGGTGCCGCGCAGGAATTCCTAAAGTACACCAAAGCTGGTGGAAAAGTTCTAAAAGGTCTGGTCAATCGACGGAATGACGAACGCGCAATGTACCTGAGTAGGTGAAAAATGCCATTATCGAAAATAGTATTTAAGCCCGGGGTTAACCGCGAGAACACGCGGTACACCACGGAAGGCGGTTGGTACGAGTGTGACAAGGTACGTTTTCGCCAAGGCAATCCTGAAAAGATTGGTGGTTGGACTCCCTATAGTTCTGATACATTCCTTGGCATATGCCGCGCGTTGTGGAACTGGTCTACGTTGGCAGGGGAAAATCTTATTGGTACTGGTACCAATTTAAAATACTACATCAATCAAGGTAGTGTTTTTTACGACATTACGCCCATTCGTGAAACAGTCGTTTTAACCGATCCGTTTGTCGCGTTTGACGGATCGGATGTCTTGGTGGTCTACGAAGTAAACCATGGCTGCGTAACAGGGGACTTTGTCACGTACAGCGGTGCGGGAATCGTGGGCCTTGGTGGAAATATCACGGCGGCTGTTCTGACAGGCACCTTCCAAGTTAGTGTAATTGACGACGATAATTATAATATTACTGTCTCTGCTACAGCTAATGCTACCGATGTATCTGGTTCTCCCGGAGGCGGTTCGGTAGTTACGCAATATGAAACCAATACAGGCCCTTCTTACCAAGTCCCTTTGACAGGTTGGGGGGCAGGTGCGTGGGGGCTAGGCACATGGGGGATTGGCCAACCTGTTTCTGATGCCATGCAGTTGTGGAGCAATTATAACTTTGGCGAGGATCTGGTTTACGGACCGCGCGGCGCGGGGCTTTATTACTGGAACGCAAGTGTGGGTTTAAATCCCATTCAAATGACAATCAGTATTGCTTCTCCGGGCGTTATTACTCTGCCTGTTGATTTTACTATTGTAGATGGTACGGCTTTGTCGCTGACCTCAACAGGCGCATTACCTACTGGCTTGACGGTTGGTACTACGTACTTTGTTACCAACTCTACCGGTAATACGTTTGAGTTATCTGCCACTTTGGGTGGGACATCTATTACTACTTCTGGCACGCAGTCTGGCCTACAGTATGTATCGCAACGGGGTATTAATTTAGCCAGCGTAGGCGATTCTAGTACGCCGCTTTACCAGAACTCATTGATTGTTTCTGATGCTTCGCGGTTCATTCTTGTGTTTGGTACTAACGATTATGGGTCAACGACGCTTGATCCAATGTTAATTCGTTGGTCAGACCAAGAGAACCCTTACGTATGGGCTCCTGCCGCTACGAATCAAGCGGGCAGTATTCGGTTGTCCCATGGGTCTTCGATTGTGACGGCAATCCAGACACGCCAAGAGATCGTGACGTTCACCGATCAGGCTGTTTATTCCCTTCAGTATCTGGGTCCTCCTTATGTTTGGAGAACGGAACTGCTGGGCGATAACACCTCCATCATGGGGCCCAATGCTGTTGCTCTGGCTTCTGGCGTGCTGTTCTGGATGGGTGTGGATAAGTTCTATATGTACGATGGCCGCGTGCAGACATTGAGCTGCGACCTGCGCCGTTATGTTTTCCAAGATTTTAATATTCTTCAGCGGCAACAGGTATATGCAGGAACCAACGAAGGTTTTAACGAAATCTGGTGGTTCTATTGCTCCAGAGATAGCTTAGTGAATGATCGCTACGTGGTCTATAACTATCTCGAGAAGACATGGTATTACGGCACAATGGGTCGTACAGCTTGGTTGGATTCCGGTTTGTTGTCTTATCCCATTGCAGCTACGTATAACAATCTGTTGGTCAACCATGAAGATGGGATCGACGACCTCGAAATGGGGAGCGCGGCACCTATTAACGCTTATATCAGTTCTTCGGAATTCGATATCGGTGAGGGCCATAACTTTGGTTTTGTGTGGCGCGTACTGCCTGACCTTACCTTCTCTGGTTCCACGGCAGATGCTGCTCAAGTCACGATGACTTTGTACCCCTTGCAGAACTCTGGTTCGGGGGCAGGAACCTCGGCTGGCGCACCAGTTACCAAGTCCACTAGCTATAACATTACTGAGGAATTCACTGGCCAGATATACACGCGCGTGCGTGGTCGTCAGATGATCTTCAAGATTGAGTCCGTGGATCTCGGTACGACATGGCAGATTGGCGCACCGCGGATCGATATCAGAGCGGATGGACGGAGATGAGTACGCAGATCATTACGACGGAATCGCTGGAGCTAACGCGTACGCGATCACCTGCTTTGCCCTTTGCTCCGACTGATTATGATCGGGAATATCACAATCAACTCAACAATATTCTTAGACTGTATTTTAATCAGATAGATAACCTCATAGGTCAGCTTATGGCGAGTACTTCTTCTTTGCCGATTACGTTCCCTGATAATGCCTTAGACGCATTTGGACGCTTGGTCACAACTACGCCATTCACGCTATTTGACAGTCAAAACAGATTTGCACCAGATAACCAGTTTGACACAAGCACGGCAACGGGCGGTACTACTACGTACTTACCTAATGAATCCACCGTGCAGATGAACGTCACAACGACTAGTGGATCCGAAGTAGTACGGCAGACGTTTCGTAGCTTCCCATATCAACCGGGCAAAGGCTTGACAGTACTTGCTACCTTTTTATTTGGGGAAGCTAAAACAAATCTACGTCAGCGAGTAGGTTATTTTAATGAAGATAATGGAGTGTTCCTACAACGGAATGCTGATGTTTCTTTTGTTTTACGATCTAGTTCGCTTCCTACTCCCGGTACTCCTAGCGACGTACGTACTGTTCCTCGAGCAGAATGGAACGTAGACCCGATGGATGGCACCGGCCCTAGTGGCCGTACACTGGATTTGACTAAAACTCAGATTTTGTACATGGATTTTGAATGGCTAGGCGTAGGAGATGTGCGGTGCGGATTTTTTGTAGATGGCCAGCCACAGATCTGCCACATCTTCCATAACGACAATATTCAAACTGCTGTGTATATGACCACGGCTATTCTGCCAGTTCGGTACGAAATTACTAATACAGGGACTACTGCGTCTGCTTCGGCCTTAAAACAGATTTGCTCCTCCGTTATTAGTATGGGCGGATACGAGCAGACATCCAGTGAGCACGTAGCGTCGAGAACAACTAAGCTTACTGGTTTTAGTACTACCTTTGTCCCGCTTATATCAGTACGTCTTGCTGCGGGGCGAGAAGGGGCGGTGGTACTAGTCAGTAGGGCGCAAGTTATGCCTACCGTTACTCAGTATTACGAAGTTGTTTTACTTAAAAACGCTACCCTAACAGGGGCTTCGTATGTACCCGTTATTAGCGACTCTAATGTAGAGTACGACCAAACAGCCACAGCGTTAACAGGGGGCGAAGTCATGACGCATGAGTATGTGTCTTCTACTAGCCAGAGCCGCTCTGCAGGGGAAGTACAACCGGGGTACAACTGGGATTTGCAGTTAGGTGCCAGCATTGCGGGGGTAAGCGATGTTTTTACACTGGCAATTAGAACACTAGATGCTACACCCACTGGCGATTCGTGGGGAATGATCGGGCTATACGACTTGACGCAATAAGCTGGAAAAATAAGCCCCAAACTGATACGATTTGTCAAATATTTAGGCTAATTAGCCGGAGAACAAAATGGCACAAACTCCTGAAGGCATTATGGCTCTCCCTAACGAGCCGCAAGCCGCCGAAAGACCCCAATTAACACTGACTGATTCGTACGACGTTGCGCGGACCTCGCTGCAAAATGCACAGCCAGAGGCTGCGGCGCAGTTCCAGCAGATTATGGATCAATTGATGCCTATGTTGGATCAGTTATCCGACACACAGTTAGATCAATTCCTTCAGCTCATCCAATATCTTCAGGATAATGAAGAGCAATACCCTGAAATCCGTAAAAAGCTTATTGCGGAAGGACTAACCGAGGAAGACCTCCCTCCTGAATACGATCCAGAATATTTTTCCACTATTGGTATTGTAATACTGGAGGCGATTAGAATCCGCAGTGCATCTGCCGGTACGGCTCCCCAACAATTTGCCCGGGGCGGTATTGCAGAAGCCGCCCATTTATTGGCATCTAAAGGCCGTGGTCAAGATACGCAATTAGCGCACATCACGCCTGCCGAAGCACGTATGCTGCGCAAAAGAGGCGGCGTAGGTACGATTAATCCTGATACAGGATTGCCTGAATTTGGTATTTGGGGCTCTATTGTAGGGGCCGTTAAAGGCGCATGGAAGGCGGTATCGGGAGCCGTTAAGAGCGTTCTAAAAAATCCTATTGGCCGGTTTATTAGTACTATTGCCTTATCTACCTTCATTGGTTATCCCGCAGCCTCTGCCGTAATTTCTTTGGCTTCTGGGGAAAATCTAAAAACGGCTATGATTAGTGCGGGCACCGCTTGGTTGTCCGGACCTACTAGCCCATTGTCTGGCATAGCTAATAAAGCGGCCTCTGCCATTCTTCCACAGGCCGCAAATGCGGCAGTGCGCCAAGGCTTGGCCTCCACCATTGTAGGAACTGGTGTCGGGTTGGTTACCGGCAAGAGCTTATCTGATTCAGTCAAGTCAGGGCTGACTAATGCCGCATTGAGTTACGGAGCACAGCAGGCTGCAAATGCTTTCCCTAGCCCAATGAAGTCGTTAGGTTTGACAACGGATGTCACGGGAAGAGAAATGCGTGGCGAAGGGCCGATTCCTATTGAGGATCGATTCCCTCCTCCTAAGGTCTTCGGTCAACCAGATGTGGCGGGTCTTAGCGGCACGCCTCCCGCACGACCTACCTTTACCGGTATGGCCGGGACTCCTACTCCTGCCTCCATGCCCGGGGTAAACGCACAAGCTCGAGATTTCGCCGCAGCCGGTCCGTCATCCGCGGTTGGCGGATCATTGGCCCCTACTACTGCCCCTATTGGTGAGACAAGTTACCAAACAGCCGGTGCAGGGATCAGGTCGATTGAAACGCCTGCTATTTCTAGTACTAGTGCAAATACTGGATTACGTGCCCCAGCTAACGCTTTGGGAGTTCAAGACCTACGCTCAAATGCCACCTCTGTTCCAAGAATAGAGTCAATAAGTGCAACTACTCCTGCAGTTTCTGGCGGAGTTCCTACTGTGCGACAAGCGGCAGGGGAAATGTATCAAGGAATGAAAGATTTAGATTACGAGAAGTTCAGTAAAGGTGCTGGCGATTTGTTCATGCCGGGCACCCCTGATTCTTCTGCAATCATGGGATCACAGCAGTATAAGGATTTGACCTCTCAGGGTATCTCTGCGGACAAAGCCTACTCAATGGTAGAGAAGAGCATGACCCCGGGCATGTTGCGCACTTATGGTCCCGGCGTAGCTGCAGGTCTTGGTGTTATGGGCTTGACGGGTGGTTTCAACCAAGATAATCCACAGGTAGATTTGAACAAGTTCTGGGGACCGTCGTCCGCGGAACTGATGAAGGCTGATCCTAGAAAATACTATATCCAGAACATCCCCGGCGTGACATATACTCAACAAGGGGCAGTTGTTCCTCGTGGCTATGAGGAGGGTGGTGCGGTTACTCCTGACCCGCTTGATCCAAAGAATTTTATGGTGGGAACAGAGTACGCCACTCCTGAATTTACGATGGATGACATCCGCGTAGCTACGCCTACTCTTGAGCAAAGAGAAGCGGAGATGGCTAACTACACACCTGTCACGTCTACGATGACGGCGGCCACCGAGCCGGGGATCAATAATCCTGCTTATCAAAGCATTTCCAAGATGTACCAAGATGTATTGGGTCGCGCGCCTGATGCAGAAGGTATGCGGTATTGGATGGACACTATTGGTGCAGACCGGGCTATTTCTTCAGAAGATAAAGCGAAATGGATGAATGCTGCGCAACCAGAAGTAATGAAGGACCCTAACCGGTGGCTAAAGCAGTCTTACCAAGACATATTAGGCAGAGCTCCGGATGAAGAGGGGTTGAAATACTGGATGGATACCATTGGGGCGGATAAAGTCATTACTCCAGAGGAAAGAGATCAATGGTTGGCTGAAGCAAATAAAGAAACGCTTGGTAGATCCACAACAGCGCAGGGTCTTCCTTCGCTGACCCCGGGAGAATCGACTGCTGACTACATGGATCGTATCAACAATGTAGGAGGGACTGCGGCGGGGGCGAACAGCGTAACTACTGCTCAACCTATTACAAGTGGCGGTATTTCCGATATTCCTACAGGCCAACAAATCGGGTTAACGGACGCTCCGGGATACATGGGAAGAGGTACGCAGCCCCTTCCTGCAGCCAATACAGGTGGCTTTAACGCCATGAATTACGCCCAGCCATGGTATATGCAGCAAAATAACTATGGCACACCAGATGCTGCAAAAGCACGAGCAGTTTCTGGGTTAGCGGCAGGCGGTATTGCAGATATGGCTCCTACTTCGTACCCAATGAACAGGGGCGGTTATCCGCGGCGCACGGGCCAAATTGCAGGCCCGGGAACCGAGAAGTCTGATTCTATTCCTGCCATGCTGTCTGACGGTGAGTTTGTCATGACTGCACGCGCGGTTCGCGGAATGGGCAAAGGAAGCCGCCGCGATGGTGCTAAAAAAATGTATGCTCTGATGCATCAACTCGAAAAAAACGCCTCTAGGGGATAAGCATGGCAAATGAAACAACCACACAGATAGTCAAGGAATCGCCGGAACTAGAAGCCCGTAAGTTAGGCTTGATGGATACGGCGAAAGGCATGAAGATGCCGAAGCTTCCTGCTTATCAGGTAGCCGGGTTTTCTGCTGACCAGATGGCGGCGATGAAGGCTGGAAAACAGGGCATTGGCGCATATAAGCCATACCTTGAAAAAGGTTCTGGAATGATGGATACCGCAGGTACAACTGCGGCCCAGATGGGTACCTATACCGGTCAAATGACTGCTCCTGCTCAACAGATTGGGCAGGTTGCGGGACAAGTAGGCCAATATGCCGGTCAGATGGGTAACTATCTGCAAGCCGATCTAGGTCAAGCACAGAACATGATGCAGGGTTCCGTGGGCCAAGTACAGCAGGCCGCGCAGCAACCCGGATTTGGTGTGGCGCAAGGGGCACTAGGGCAAGGGATTGGCGCATTGGGGACCGCGGCTCAAGGCTACGACCCATCGCGAGCACAGGCGTTCATGAATCCGTATCAGCAGCAAGTGATCGACGAATCTATGCGTCAGATCACCCGCCAAGGTGATATTGCTAGAACGCAGCAAGGTGCGCGGGCCGCGATGTCTGGTGCTTTTGGCGGGGGCCGTCAGGCGGTGGAATCAGCAGAATTAGAGCGTGCTTTGGCGGAGCAAAAGAATGCTGCCATTACTGGTGCGTTGTCACAAGGTTATCAAACCTCCCAGGCTGCCGCTATGCAAGCGTTTGAGCAAGAGAAGCAGCGTCAATTAGCGCAAGCACAGGGTTACCAAGGTGCGGCAAGTGTTGGCGGAAATTTGGCAGGCACACAGGCTAATATTGGTATGCAAGCCGGTCAATATCAGGGTCAGATGGGTCAAGCGTTAGGCGCTCAAAATATCCAACAAGCGCAGTTAGGTCAAGCTGGAACCGCGCAACAAGCTAATATTCTGGGCCAGCAAGCAGGTATTTACGGCCAGCAAGCAGGTATTTACGGCCAGCAGGCAAGTTTGGCGGGTCAACAAGCCGCTACGCAGGCTAATATTGGTCAAGGTATTGCTGGATTGGGTGCACAGGCACAAGCTTTGGGCCAGAATGATGTTAATTTCTTGTATAACATTGGTTCTCAACAGCAAGGCCAAACGCAGAAGGAAGTGGATGCATTGCGCCAGACCAAGTACCAGAATGCTATGCAGCCTTACCAGCATTTGGGCTTTGTTTCAGATATCTACAAAGGTGCGCCTTCTTCGCAAATGGCGGTGACTCAGAATCAAGCGCCTTCCCCTAGCATGGCACAGCAGATTGGTGGATTGGCTACAGGCGCAATTGCAACAGGCAAAGCTCTTGGTGGCATTTAAGGAAAAATTATGAAACAGGAAATTCTAAAGCGCGCTATGTTCGCCAAGCCTTTGTCAAAAGCTGCTAAGAATAGCGGCATTATGGCGGGCTTTGAAGATGACATGGAGATGGAAGGCGAAGAGGATGAGATGCTGCCAATGGCGCGTACCCCTCAGAATCCTGAAATCCTGATGAATAATCTCCGTGGCGATATGCGCTCGGTAGATGCCCGTTACCAAGAATTAGCGGACATGGTCGGTGAGCAGGCAGCACAGGATACTCCTCCGCAAGTACTGGCTCTGTTACAAGAACACATGGCCATGATGCAGCAACCACAAGGCGGTATTGGTGGCCTGCCACAAGGTCAGCAAATGGCTCCTCCGGGGATGCCGCCACAGGGGATGCCCCACAAGGTATGCCTCCGGGAATGCCGCCACAAGGAATGCCCCCTGAGATGCCGCCCGGCATGGAGGGTGCTCCCCCTTTTCCGCAGGGCGGGGCTGAACAAGCTCCGCCTACGCCTGATGGATTGCCTCCAGTACGCGCAGCGGGTGGTAAGTTTATTACTAAGGCTGCACAGTATGCAGGAGAAGGTGCCGACGCTTTTCGTTCGGGCTTGAACCGCGTAGACGAATATCTAGGCAATATCCTTGCGCGTCCGCAGTTTGAGACTACCCCTATGTTAGGGGCAGATGGCCGTCCTATTACTATCCAAGGCCGTGAGAATATCCGCATGGATTCAGCAGGTCGTCCAATTGAAGGAGAAGGTACAAGGCTAGAGACGGGGGCTACGTTAAACCTGCGTCAACCTACGTTGACCGAAGCTATTGGCCAGACTGCACGACGTGCCGAGGCCGACTATCCGCGGTCCGCGGAACTCCTTCGTCAAATGAAGAATGTCCCACCTTCTGTACGTAATATCAGCATGGCCGGTGCAGGGGCAGCCACAGCTTTAATGAGTCGTCCGGGGGAAATAACCGCGGATCAAGAGACTGCCATTGATCGGATGAATCAGATTCCGGACCAAGGCCCTCCTACTCGAGATGCAAAAGGTAATTTGCTTTATCAAAACTTCCTTCCATTTGAGTCAAATTTTGTAGGGACAGGTGAACCTCCTGTTACCACTCCTGCTGCAAAAGCACCGGCAGCGGATGTGATAGAGACTCCCGCAGAAGACAAAGCTGCTGAGACTAATGAATTTATTAAACGCGCAACAGAAGCTGCGCCAAAGACTCGCGGTGAACGGATCAAGGCTGAGTACGAAGGTATTGAGCCTACGTTTAGAGAACTTCTTGGTGACAATAAGGACGATATCCGCACGAATGCATTGTTACTGTTGGCGGATGCGGGCTTTAAGTTTGCGTCAGAGTACAAGCCTACGATGGCCATGGCTTTAGGTAGTGCATTGTCTGGCTTGCCTAGAGGTTTGGCGGCTCTTGCTGCACAGGCTAAAGAACGGGGCATCAAGGTCAAAACGGCAGCATTGCAGCAAGCTGTGGATAACGTCAATCTGCAAGATAAGTACTCACAGAGTATTCAGTTGGAAGCTCTCAAAGGCGATTACAACATCTTGCGAGAAAAAGCCAAACAAGGCGGCAATATTGTCCAAGATAACGGCGCAGGAATGCGTGTTGTCACGTCCCCTAAAGGGAGTTTTATTAGTCAAGGAATTGACCCTGAAGATCCCGGCGTAAAAGCTGCGGTAGCTAGTCGGTACAACATTACTGACAGTAACCCCTATGTGGACTTCCTTGGCCAATCCCCTTCTACTATTGAGACGGACAAAGGGGAGCGTACAAAGCTCGTAGGTTCAATGCGGGAATCCGAAAATGCTTTGCGTCTAATTGAACAAGGAAAGAATATTGTGCAAAATGCCTATAGTCCCGGGACATTTTTTACGAGCGTATATAACCAATTCGTTCCTATTATTCCCGGTGCCCAACCTAGGGTAAATGCGGCAGATGTGACCACACAGTTGAAGTCTATTTTTAATAATATATCTAAAAGTGCTGCTTCAATTAATAACAGTGGTCGCCTCTCGGTGCAGCAGCAAGAATGGGAACGGCAGAACCTAAGTGCGCTGGATAACCCAGACGCATTCTTGAAAGACCCTGAACTAGCCGCCAAAATGTTGAATTCGTTGGAAGCAATGTATAAAAATGCTCGTCATCAATCGAAGACTCAGTTGGGTTGGGAAAACCGTGAATTTATTATGCGTACCCCTGAGACAGGGACTCAGAATGATCCATTTATTATTCCTGCCGATGCTGACATGCAGAAACGGATGTTCTCCTTCTTAGGTAGTACTATTGGTACTGTGCAGAACCCGAATGCAGTGGTGTATTTACGCTTGCCGAATAACACCATACAAGCATTCAACCCATCCCAATTAAAAGGAATGACACCGCAATGATCATCCCAAATGCCCAAGGCCAGATGGTGGACCTCACTACGGGGGAAATCGTAGGACGTGAAGAAGGTGCACCGACTACGGCTCCTGTTCGCGCACCTACTCCGGGGGAAGTCCCGGTACCAGAAGGAGATCGCGTAAATGGTCTGCTACGAAATGCATCTTGGGGATTTAACTCCATGCTGTTCGCGGCCCCTGATCTTGCAACTGAGGGTATTGGCAAAGCAATGGGCATGAATCCTGATGAAATATTTACCTTGGGTAAGTTTTTCAACAAAGGTCAAGTAGCGCCCCGTAATGCAGAAGAGCGCTTTACCCGCGCTGTTTTTGAAGGAATTGGTGGAGGGTTACCTGTTACAGGTACTTTGGCTTATTTTGCGCGCATTAGGCCTATGGCCGCGGTAGCAGAAACAAGTGCCGGTGTATTAAAAGGAATTGCTAATGATGCTATTAAATTTGCTCAACAAAGTCCGAGATTGGCAGCAGGCCTTGACATCGCGTTTGGTGCAGGCTTTGAAACGCTTCGGCAAGCGGTGAAAGAAAACATTTCTGACGAAAATCCTA